CTCTGAGGTGTCTCTCTTCCTTCTCTTATGAAGTCAATGCTTCTTCAAGACTATTGTAATCGATATCTTTATCAACACCAGGTGGTTGGATATCACTAGGACTAGTGTCCGGGTGCTCCTCTGGTTTATTATGATGAGCTTCTGGATCAGGTGAAAGTGATGTAACCGAAGCCATCATCGTTGAATTTTGATGTGCCATTAGTATTCATTGTTAATTGTACAAGGGCAATCACCACGACAATTGTTGTGTGCATTTATATGCAGTACTTCTATCATGGTGATGAACCCCAGGGCTACTATAAAAATAGCCCAAGGGGATTCAAAGTACTTCATTAGAAGCTATATTTAGCGCCTATTTTAGTACCGTATGCGTTATCAGCATCTTCATCAGTAATGAATGATACTTCACCATACACATCTAACTTCTCAGAAGCAGCTACGGAAGCTCCGAGCTTACCTGAGAATTCATTTGTACCATCTACAGCGTCGCCTCCGACGAGTGCAGGGCCACCTTGGATGTAGTATCCTAGTGCACCTACGTCTCCTTCATAGCCTACGTGTAGATCAGTAGTACGGGAAGTATAATCAGTGCCTGTATAAGATGCGTTAGACTCAACGTTTACATAAACGCCAGCCATTGCAGGTGCGGAAGCAGTAAGTGCTGCTAGAGCAAGAGCAATTCTTTTCATGTTAAGTTAATTACTTTGTAGTTTTTGTGTACTCAACACCACGATACCTTAGTTTTACAGTCATTGTAATACTCCAGTACCACACCCCCGTTCCATGATGTGGTTTCATGCGTTCTCATAAGAGAATGAACGGACGTGGTATGAGTTGGCTTCTACTGGTTCGATCCGAGCCGCCAAGTATATATTATATGCCTTTAATGTATATTTGTGCAGCGTTTAACATTATTTTCTTTCTTAATGGTGGATTATGTTTTACTGCATTAGCAGCAATAATCCTTCTATCATGTTTAGCTTGTGTTTTCTTATCCATATTCTACCTCCTTAGTAGCCGCTAAGTCAAGCGGGAAATTGTGGGCGTTTCTTTCATGCATCACTTCCATTCCTAAATTAGCACGGTTAAGTACATCAGCCCAAGTGGGTACAACTCTTCCGCTAGAATCGAGGATGGATTGATTGAAATTAAACCCATTGAGATTAAACGCCATGGTAGATACTCCCATGCTTGTGAACCATACGCAAACCACAGGGAAAGTGGCCAGAAAGAAATGAAGAGCACGAGAATTATTAAAGCTCGCATATTGAAATATTAACCTTCCGAAGTAGCCATGAGCAGCGACGATGTTATACGTCTCTTCCTCTTGACCAAATTTATAACCATAATTGAGGGACTCTTGGTCAGTAGTCTCCCTAACAAGTGAGGAAGTAACGAGACTTCCATGCATAGCAGCGAATAAAGCTCCCCCGAACATCCCAATAACACCAAGCATATGGAATGGATGCATGAGGATATTATGCTCGGCTTGGAAGACGAACATAAAATTGAAAGTACCGGAAATACCAAGAGGCATACCATCAGAGAAACTCCCCTGACCAAATGGGTATATCAAAAATACAGCGAAGGCTGCTGAGACTGGTGCGGAATATGCTACTGCTATCCATGGTCGCATTCCAAGTCTATAACTAAGTTCCCATTGTCGTCCCATATAAGCTGCGATGCCAATGAGGAAGTGCATGATGATGAGCTGATAAGGTCCTCCATTGTAGAGCCACTCATCAATTGTAGCAGCTTCCCAGATGGGGTAGAAGTGCATCCCAATAGCGTTGCTACTAGGTACAACAGCTCCAGATATAATGTTGTTTCCATAGAGTAGAGATCCGGCGACTGGTTCACGTATGCCGTCAATATCGACGGGAGGTGCAGCGATAAAAGCTATTATAAAACAGGTTGCTGCGGTTAAGAGTGCGGGTATCATAAGTACACCGAACCACCCCACGTAGAGGCGGTTGTCGGTACTTGTTACCCAGTCACAAAACTCATCCCAATTTTGGAGAGGTGATTTTTGTACTGATAATGTTGTCATGGTCCCCAGCCTACTCCTAAGTCTTTTTTAGAACCATCTTTATTATACCTACTACCTGTACCTGGTACGGGTTGGTTCGTCTCTTGAGGATGTGGAGCAGGTCTGTTCTTATGTTTTTTTTGTTTTGGTGCTTTTGGTTTTGGTGCTTTTGGCTTTGGTGCCATAGGTGGTGGAGGTGATGGTTGATAATGTCCTGGCATAATTAAAATTGTACGTTGTCAGATCGTGCTAGTTTTTCCATAATGTCCTGCCTGTAAGCAGGATCTTTATCATATCTTTTGTCAGCCATAGCAGCAACTAGTTCTGCCTGACTTCTAAATACATCTTTACTTGTGGTGGGTGCTTTTCCTGATAACATTCTTCCTTCGTATCCTACTGCGTTTTCATACTGTGCTCGTAATCCACTTACTGCCATGTTAATAGCAGGGATACTACCAGTATTTATAATCTCATCAAAAGCTGAGATGACTGATTGATCTAGATTATTACTAGCCCAATCAACCATTTGTTGATAAGCTTGTTCCCCACCTGCAGCATTCTTCACTTGATTAACAGCAGCATCAGATATATCTTCTGCCTGTTGTGAAGTTTGTTGTGGTAGATCAGCTTGTACTTGCATGTAAGCTTCGACTAATTCTCTACTGCTAAGTGAAGAGAACTGTTCAATAGTTTCTGAAGTTAATTCCCCAGACTTAGCAAACTCATCAGAAGCTGTAGTAATTAACTCAGCTGCTGGACTAAGCTCTTGAGACTCTTCTTTAGATTCTTCCGGCAGCACTTCTTCTTGCTCAGTTTCAGCTTGAGGTGCTTTTTCTTGGCCATCTTCTCCTAATTTTTTCTGTAGTTCAATGTATGCTTTCTCTAATGCTTGAGCATTCTCATACTTACCAGCTAATAAACCTTCTTGCTGGTTCTGTAGTTCCTCACCAACTGCAAGACTCTCTTGCTCTTCTGATGTAAGGTTTTCACCCGTGGTTACTGTATCAGTACCAGGATCATATGTTAATGTTTCTGCCATATTTAAGTTGGGCTAGGTGGTGTTCCTCCTCCTGGTAATGCGCCTCCAGTTAATTGTTGTAACTGATCCATCGCATCAGGATTCTTGGCTGGATCTGCCATTGGTGAAGATGCTAATGATCCTACTTGTTTTAACATCTCTTGTTGTTGCATTGCTTGTTGTTGTTGTTGCGACTCTTGTTGCATCTGTTGTTGACTCTTAATCAAGTTCAGATAATCTATACCTTGAGCTGCAGCAAGTCTCTTGATTGCTTCATCAGGATTTAAGTACTTAGCTAATGAATCAGGTCCCATTGTTTGTGCAATGGTAGTGATGAATTGTACTAGTGCTTCTCTATCTTGACCTCTACCTAATGCATTAATACCAGCAACAATCTTTGGTCTAACAATATCTTTAGGTAGTTTTGGTAGCTGATTACTACGCTGTAGAACTAATAAAGTTCTCCGTAGATATGGTTCCAAGAACTCAACAGTAAGTAGTGAGAAGATCCCACCTAATTGCTGTTCTAATTCTTGTTGTGTTAACCGTACCTCTTCAGCTGTAGTACGTTCGCTGTTCCTAATATTTAAAGTAAGGAAAGCATCAAGTATTCTTTTCTCAATTTGCTGTGACATTTGTGCAGCTGTTGAGAAGTCAGCAGTCTTACCTACCTGTACGACACCTACATCTTCTGGTCTACCTTGAATGATAGCACCGTTACCAGCTTGGCTTAAAGTCTGTGGTTTCGTAGTCGCAGATGGGGATACAAGGAAGACTACCTTAGCGGCTGCTGCAGAGCCTTCTACGAGTGCCTGAGAGAGTCCATTGAGTGACCTTAGATCACCAATAAACTCCTCAACCCTACCTCTTCCGTAATCTTCTCCATCTACTGTATTAAATCTGAGAACGAGCCATGGACTAGCATTCTTTGGCGCTGTACTACGGCTACCTTCGATGATTAAATCGTCAGCTTCCTGATGCCAGGTCCAACGCCCACTACTAGGATCTTGTTTAACGCATGTGTATACTTCTACGTCGTCCTCATTAGAACCTTTGAAGTTAGGATCGTTAGGATATTCCCCAGGTACAGGAGGTTCGAGACCTAATACCTTGCGATCTATTAATTCTTTTGTTACAATTTCTAGTATGTTACCATTACCATCTCGGTTGATTACATATCTATTTAAAGGGTAGTGTTTTAAACCATCCTTACCCATAAATACTAGTGAATTTCCGGTAACAATAAGATGTTTTAAAGCTTGATGTACTACAACTCTATCACTAGAAGCTGCTATATAATCCATGACCATTCTCTCAATTTTAGAGAAGGATAGATCTAATTCACTTCTAATATTAGGGTCAAGTTCTTCACCTAACTTATCATCTCTGACTTGTAGCTTAAAAAATGTAGTGTTTGGTGGTAACATTGCTAGCATTAATTTTGCTGCTAGTGTTACTACTGCTTTAGCTCCGACTGATTGCCAAGGTTGTGTTAAGTGATCCTTACCACCTTTTTGGCTAGTGTCTTGTCGTACTAGATAAGGCAACGTGAGATCTGCACACTCAACAGCTGTATCTAGGAACTGTGCCCGTCCTGATGCCAGCTTAGTGTATCGTTCACGTGCATACATCATTAGCTAAGTCCTCCTTGATCTGCACCTGCTTGATCAGATCCTCCTAAAGGTATCCGAAGTGATGCTGCATTCTGTTGTACTTTATTCGATTGTTCTGTTTTATCAGCTCCATACTCTGTCTTAGCTGCTGTATCCTCAGTAGTTAAAGGCTTAGCTTCTGGAGTAGACGTATCTGTCTGCTGTAATGGTTTAACAGCTGGTGGTATGGATGCTTTTGGCGTCTCAGGCGCCTGAAATAAGCACATTATGTTTCTTCCATAAGTGTTTTAATGTATTTCACTACACTGTCTTGTCCAGATCTATACATAATTGATTCAATAGGTTCTTTTGGATGGACTGGTTGCCAAGGGAACCTCTCCTCTAGATCGGCAACCAGTTTCTCTAATTTCTCAGAGTATATGTTAAGCGTACTTGGGTAAATTTGTGTTTGCATGTTCAAAAAACGCTGGCATTCTTGCCGTCTTAGTGGATATTAATTCTGGTGCCTTACCTTCATACATTAAGCGATCACTTACATCTAGCCAGAATTTTTTGTCCAAATATTTACACTCGGTATTTATACCTAAAGGTTGGACAACCCAGTTAATGGTGGCCTTCCTAAGTTTATCCAAAGAAGGAGAAGGAGATAGACCCAACTCATGGCATACAAGAGTATTCGTTCCAACATGGATCTGCTCGTCCCTGCTGATATCGGCAGATACAGTGCGAAGAGCACCATCCCCATTAAACCTAAACAAAGGGAGTAAAACGAAGAAGATGGCCCGTTCGACGACCAAAGCTTTGGTAATTGTATGATCAGGGTGTTCCATCCAAGCATCTCGTAACCTCAGAGCTTCTTTTTCTGCATTTTCATCTGCACCTATGGCATTTACTATGTACTGTAAAGCAATATCATGTTTAATCTCGTCTTGTACGTTAGATTCTAATAAGATTCTAGCGTTTTCGGGAACAGTCTTTTCAAGACCTTCCTGAATGAAGGTACCAACTGGTAACTCCATATGACGTATTGCGAGGGCACGTTTGATGGTCTCTTCTGATCCATCACGGAATGTACCCTTGGTACCTTGAACAGGTGTCCATGTTCTTTTTCTTTCTAATAATTTCGTATAAGGATGTGTTCTCATTACTCTTGACAATCGCAGGTTAACGGCTCAGGTTCACTGAGTATATCCTGCAAGTAATCATCGACTTCCGATTGATCTAATGCTGCATACGCATCGGTCTTATCTTGTGTGTCTCCCATTACCTGAAGGCTGTAGTAAAGGGAGGTCTGAGGTGATAGCAACCACTCTTCCACAAAATTCCTATCATAAGTCACTACATCTGACCATGAATTAAAGGAATACCCGTGAAGAAGTCCCGTATTATCATACATAATCATCAGTTGATCTGCTACTTTCTTGTAAGCATCCCAACCAACTTCACTAGCGATTTCTACATCGCCATATTGATATCTTTGTACACCAAAGGTACCAGAATCCCTATCTACCCAAGTGGATATAGGGGGTGCTATTTCTGGCGTAGCAGTAAAGCCATCCAAACTCTCACTCTTATAGGAGCAAGAGGCAGTAGGAGCTATAGCAAAAGCTCTTACCATATTATTTTCTCTAGCTACTTCTGCAGCTGATTCAATAGCATCATTAAATATTTGAGCTAGATAATCTATTGCAGATACTAAAGGTGCTTTTTTATTTACTTTCTCTAAGGCAGTACCCCACTCATCGTAGGTAACCTTATTTTGCTTTAAGAAGTTTGCGAGGCCAAGTATTCCGAGGCCAACTTGCCTGTCGATATCACTTGGCAAGTATTCTCCAGTTGTTCCAACACCTGTCCTACTATGGAGCTCGCACAACTGGGACATACCATCATGGAAAGCCTGCTGGAGGTCTCCTGCACTACAGGCAGCGAGATTGACATGTTGTAACAAGCATGTTCCGCGTGAGGGCAGGTAAACCTCAAGACAGACGTTGCCATAGATTCTTTCTCCTTTTTCATTGTGTTTTATTTTGTTTAGCCAGATGTCTCCTGACTTGATGCCTTGTAATAAAGCATCTTTTACCTTATTATCCGTGTTGTTCCATTTTCCCGGATCAAGGTCCACGCACCTTTTGACCCAGGATAGTTCTTCTCTTGGAGCAGTAATAAAATCAAGGATATCGGCATGGTCAAGATCAAGATGCAGTACAACAGCACCATTTTTATAGATCCCGCCTCTTCTGAGTGTTTCATTTAATGTTGAGTAGATTTTTCCAAAGGATACTGGTCCAGAAGCAGTAAGACCTTTTCCATTTTCAGCTCCTTTGGGTCTGAGCTTAGATAGATGGACCGCAACTCCTGCGCCAAATCTGAGTCCATGGGATACATATCTCCATGATGCCTCGATTCCATTTTCTCCCTCCATTGAGTCTTCTACAACAAAAACTGTACAGCTCACGGGGAGTCTAGATTCAGGATTATCCAACCATGATTGGACCCGCCCTGTGCGAGATAT